TTTCAGATAAAATATTGTTATTATATGTATTCCATATTTCGGTTAGAGTATTTGATCTTGACATGTAAATATTTATAGCAAAATGCATAAAGATAAACAAAATTACATGAACAATCCAAATCTACCCACAAACAGGGCTGAATTTGAATATACTCCAGCGATGGTAAAAGAGTTAAAAAAATGCGAAAAAAATATTTTGCATTTTGCCGAAAAGTTTTTTTATATAATATCATTAGATGAAGGTAAGAAAACTATTGACCTACATTATTGTCAAAAAAGAGCTTTACGTAAAATGCGAGATAATAGATTTTTTATATTATTAGCTTCAAGACAGATTGGTAAGACAACAATGATGACAATATATGCTTTATGGGTTGCATGCTTTAATAATGATCAACGCATACTTATTGTAGCTAATAAAGAAGGTACTGCATTAGAAATAATGAGTAGAATTAGATTAGCATATGAAGAATTACCTAATTGGTTAAAACCTGGTGTAAAAGAATACGGTAAAACATCTATTGTACTAGCCAACGGTACAAGAATAGGCATATCTACTACTACTGGTACAGCAGCTCGTGGTCAATCAGTCAATTGTTTAATACTTGACGAGTTAGCCTTTATCGAACCTCATTTAGTAGATGATTTCTGGAAATCAGTGTATCCTATCGTTTCATCGTCAAAAAAATCGAAAATTTTTATAGCATCTACTGCTAATGGTACAGATAATTTATTTTATAAGTTATATTCAGGTGCTGAATCGTCTGAAAACGGGTGGGCCTCTGATAAAATTTTGTGGAATGAAATACCTGGTAGAAATGAAAAATGGAAACTAGAAACTATTAATAGCATTGGTAGCTTTGAAGCCTTTCAGCAAGAATTTAACTGCGAGTTTATCTCTAATAGTGAAAGTTCTTTGGATAATGAGTTGTTCGAAAAATTAAAGAGTAAGACTAATGAACCTAAATTTGTTTTTGATGATGGTAAATATCTTTTATGGGATGAACCTAAAGAAGATAGAATATATGTAGTAAGTGTAGATACTAGTGAAGGTTTAGGTAAAGATGCTTCTGTTGTACAAGTTTTAGATTATACCGATCTTACCCATATCAATCAAGTTGCAGTTTACCATAATAGTGAAATATCACCATATAATTTTACTGAAAAAGTCCACGAAATATTGCAACATTGGGGAAACCCTTTAGTTTGTGTTGAAAGGAATAATAGCGGAGGTCAGATAGTTGATATTTTAAAAAATACTCACGATTATGAAAATATAGTTTCGTGGGGGAGTGCAGTAGCAAATAGAAAAAAACAGCAACTAGGTATTATATCCCACACTAATACTAAATATAAAGCGGTAACTAATATGAGGTACTGGATAAATGAGCTTGAATCAGTACAAATAAATGATTCAAGGACCGTAAAGGAGTTAAAAAACTATGTGAAAGCTCCAAATGGTACATGGAATGCAAAGAAGGGGTATCACGATGATTTAGTCACCTCACTGATGTGGAACCTTGTAATATTAATTGATGACATGGTTGAACAATATTTTGAAGTAATAAAAAGAGACACAAATAATAGACCTTTAGAGTTACAACAAATGGATTTTGGTATTAAATATTTTATGAACCCGACTTCTTTATATACAAATGAAAAATCAGGTTTATCCAATACACTACCAGTTATTATAGGCAACGCTTCAAATACAGATAGTGAAATAGATAATTTACAAACACAAGGTTATAAAATATGGCAGCAATAAATCAATCACAGTTTAATAAAAGTAGATTAGATAAGTTTTTACTTATATTAAATTTACCACCTGTTCTTAAAGATATAAGTAAAAAAGATCTTGGTAGTCGAGATAATAAGGTTGTTATAGAAAATAGCTTACAATTTTCAGTATATGGAGCCGTTGTACCATCTGTTACAGTACCTGCAGAAGATCTTTATTATGGAGGACAAACCCTTAAAATATCTAAACATACAAGACCTGTTTATGAAAACGTTCGAGTAAATTTTACTATAGATAATGAATTTAATAATTATTGGGTTTTATATAAATGGTTAGATTTACTTAACGATGAAGAATTATCTAAATTTAATGGTAAGGATATAGCTGATACAGTTAAAATGGAACCGGTAAATAATACAACCGGTAAAAGTTTAAGTCCGCAATCATTGTACCAAGCTGATATAACTTTATTAGCGTTAGATGAGTTTGATAAAAGTAAAGTAAAATTTGTATATACAAAAGCTTTTCCAATTAGTTTAGGAGGGTTAAATTTTAATTATAGAACTGCTGGAGAAATTGAAACTACCTTTGAATTTGCATTTTCACAATTGAAAGTTGAACTACTTTAGTCTATATTTATAATTTCATTTAAAAAAAATAGCATTAAAACCATTAAATAATTGTATGCGTACGATACAATCTCCAGGGGTAGAAATAAAAGAAATCGATTTAAGTTTGAGACCTGTTTTTCCAACAGGTACAAACATTATGGTTGCAGGTTATTCTGATAAAGGACCAACAGATGAAGTTATTCAAGTAACTAGTCAAAGTGAATTTGAACAAATTTACGGGGTTCCAACCACCCCGGCTGAAAGATATTTTTATCATACAGTAAGACCATTATTTCAATCTCCAGCTAATATTTTAACATATAGATTACCATATGGAACAGAATCCGGTAACGGTTTTGGTAATGATTACGGTGTTTTAGCCTACCCGGTAAGTGCCATTAATATTGGTAATACAGTAACAGGTGGAGGTGACATTGTATATGGAGGTGGTCTTAGAACATTAAACCAATCACCATCTGGTGTAATGTATACACTTGGTAAACCGAAACATTTCTCCTTAACACAAAAGCAATATAATCAGATTTTACAAAAAGATGGTTTCGATTTTAGTAATATAGGTACTAAAGCAGAAGAATTATCTTCATTTGAAACTTTAGGTAGAGCAGGTTTATTAATCCTTAATAAAGGTCAAACAACTATTGATGAAAAGTACCAAGGTTTTTATGTTGGTGCAGTCGATAACACTAATCTTAACCCTGCAACAGACTTTGACGGTATTTTAAATACAAAAACAATTGGACAGTCAGCTGCAGTTACGTCAAATTATCTATCGTTACCATCAAGTAGATTAGACTTTACTTTATCGTCAATATCTGACAATAATACAAGTACTTTTGGTCAAGAAGATGATAGTGTTTCAGAAATAATGGAAAATCTTAGTAAATTTGATATTGCTACTAATGATTTTGATGATACTGTTTCATTAGGTTTATTTAAACTTAGACAATCACCATTCTCACCCGATACAATTAAATTAAATTACGCATTAAGTGAAACGTATGTCGGTTCATTTGATAGTTTTAGACAAATTAATACATCTGATGGAGGTACCCCAGTAAGCTTTTATTTAGATACAAAAGAAAATGATTCACCAAATGTGCAGATCTTAACTAATAAGTTTATATCACATGCAGAAGATGGTGGTACTTGGTTAGATATTAATGGTAAGCCTTCCAATAAAGTAAGATTTACATCAACTAAATTCTCAACAGATGCTAGTGGTATTAAGAATATAGAGACGTTATCAGCTTCATATGGTGCTACAACAACAGCTGAAGCGGCGGCGTTATCAGCTTCATTGGTACAAACAACGAACCAACTCGGTGCCGCGGATAGTTTATTCCCACTAGGTTCATATGCAAGTCAAGATGCTAAAACTAAGGAGCTTGGTAGTATTCCAGCGAAACTTGATAGATTATTCGATACAGTCGAAAATATTGACTTATTTGATATCGATCTAACCTTAGATGGTGGTATTAGTACTATTAATGCAGTTTCTGAATTCTTAGAAAGAACAGGTCAAGGTAAGTATTTTGATGATACAGCATCGATTTCAGCTTTCGACGGTTTCTATACATCAGATATTGTTAATAATTTAACAACTGAGGCAAAAGCGTTCAGAAGTGATTGGAAAACAATCTTTGATAGGTTTGCAGAATTTGCAGAGAAACGTAGAAAAGATCATATGTTTGTTGCTGACTTACCGAAACCAATTTTTATAAAAGGTAAGAGTTTCTTAACTTTAGATGATCCTAATAAAAACTTCTCACTCAATATACTTAAACCAATTCAAGCTCATACAAGTATTGTTAATACAAGTTATGCAGCAACTTATGCTCAATGGGCACAGGTTTATGATCCATATTTAGATGACCAGTGTTACGTACCATTCTCAGGTTTTGCTGGAGCAGCAATGGCCAATACAGATGCTAATTTCCAACCATGGTTTGCACCAGCTGGATTTACTAGAGGTATTGTAACTGGTGTTAATGATCTTGCATTATACCCTAAACAGAAGCAAAGAGATCAACTCTATAAGATATCTACTAATCCAGTAGCATTCTTCCCAGGAGAAGGATTTGTAATATTTGGTCAGAAGACATTACTCAAGAAGCCAAGTGCATTTGATAGAATTAATGTAAGACGTTTATTCTTGAATCTAGAAAAAGCTACTAGGCAGACAGTTAAGTATTTTGTTTTTGAACCTAATACATTACTAACCCGCACAAGAGTGTTGAATACATTAACGCCGATTTTTGATAATGCTAAAAACACAGAAGGGGTTTATGATTTCTTAGTAGTTTGTGATGAAAGGAATAATACACCAACTGTAATTGACCAAAACGAGCTTATTGTTGATATATATCTCAAACCAGTAAGAGCTGCAGAATTTATTTTAGTTAATTTCTACGCAACCAAAACTGGAGCTGATTTCAATGAATTAGTTGGTTAAACATTTATAGTTTATAAATATTATTATGCCAGATACTAAATTAACAGATTTAGAGATAGTAACTCAACCTAAAAATGGAGATATATTATATATCGTCGATATTAATAACGATGCGTCGAAACAAATAACTTATAATAACCTAGTAGGTACTAAAATAACTAGTTTAAGTACATCATTTGATAATCTTAGTGGTGGTTTAATAGTTGATATAGAAGCTAATACCACTAATATTACAACTGCTCAGAATGATATAGTTATTCATTCTACTGATATAAATACACTAAGTACTATAACTGGTACATTGTCAACCAAGGTTGCCGAAGTTAGCGCAATGGCTCTTGATTCTGGTTTACTTAGTACAGTAGATGCTAATACATTTAGTTTTGGTACTGCCATGACGGTAAGTTCAGCAACACCGGTAACACAGCATATAACAACTTTTAATACTGATATCGGTCATATGGGTTCAATAGGTTTAAGTGCATTAGGTGGTTTAAGCGGGCTACAAACGAATTTTTATCCTATAAGTGCTAATGCATTTGAATTATTATTATTTTCTAGACCTAACGATGATAGAACTATTACAATACCTGCAAATACAGTTTTCACGTATTATGTAAAAAAGAATATTTACGGATTTCCAACATCCTAACTAACCTAGATTAAATAATTATATGGCAGACACAACACAAACAATTCAAGGTTTTTATACACAAGCACAAGCTAAGGATTTTGCTAGGAATAATCTATTTAGAGTTTTAAATGTCAATTTTGGAGGCGGCACTGAAGTATCATTTGATGAATCAGATTTAGTCTATGCTACTACAGCTGAATTACCAGGTAAAACAATTGGTAATGTAGCAGTACCTTACATGGGTTTAAATTTTAATGTACCAGGTACAGTCACATATGATAACAGTGAAGGGTATACATTAACTTTTAGATCAGATGAATCTCATAATTTAAGAGAAAAATTCTTACAGGTTCAAGCAGATACTTTCGACGATGAAGATAGTACAGGTAACTATTTTATGCCAACAGCTGATGCAGTTATTGATTTAGTACTTTTAAATAAGGAATTAGATAGAGTGGCTCAATATCAATTAGTAGGTTGTTCTATCCGGAATGTAGGTCCTCAATCATATGATTCTACTGGCACTGGTGAGGTTGTTACATTTACAGCTACCGTTGCATATCATTACTTTAGAAAGACAGCATAACATATAAAAAAGATCTAAATTCAAAAGCTCTCTTTGAGAGCTTTTTTTATGCATAAATATTATTATGCCAGGTATTTTAAATTCTATAAACAATGCTGTACAAAGTATTGGTAATAAAGCAAATAGTCTTGTAGGTGGTTCATTAGCTCAACCTGGTTTAAGTTTATTTGGTACTAATTTACCATTTACACCTTTAATTAGTTTTAGAGATAGATTTTTAGATAGTTTAGATCAATGGAATACATCTATACCATTAAACACTCAGTTTATTGTTCTAATCGATAATTTTCCACTAGGTTTAACTACTAACGTTTTACAAAATTTAGAACCAATTGTACAACGCACCGGGTTTGATATAAATTTACCTAAAGCAACTTTAACTAATTATAAAAATCAAGCTATAGTAGGTTGTATTTTTACAAATGGTTTTAATATAGGGGATGATAGTTTAGATTCGGCCGCAGCTAAAATTGAAAATAATCGAGGTTTTATACAAGGAACAATATTAAAAGATAGATCAGATTTCGCATCAAATAAATTTACCCTTAGTCTTAGAGAAACTAATTCATCATTTGTAGATTTTGTAATAAGACCTTGGGTTATAATGGCATCACATTTTGGAATGGTAGCCAGGGATAAAAATAACCCTGCAGAGTTAATAAAAGATCCAAAAGTTAATTTAACTGTAGTACAATATACAAGAAGTGATAAAGGTCTATCACAAATACCAAGAAAAACGTGGAGATTTTACAATTGCGTGCCTACTTCAGTAAGTACAAGAGATTATCAATATGGTGATACCGAAGATGTGAAAAATTTTGACACTCAATGGGTATATGACAGGTATGAAATTAGTAGTAACTTATATTTAAATATAGGTGAGCTTATTAAAGCTATTAATCCGTTCCCTTTCTAAAATGAATCAATATTTCTATGAAAGTTATGAAATAACTGAATTAAGTTATTTTGAATATAAAAATTTAGTAAAGAATTTATTTACCGACGACCCATGGGTATTAAATCAAGTTTTTAATAATACTATTAATAATGCAGTTAAAGGTAATAAAGAAATAGATATTTTTGATAAAGTAAAAATACTTTTATTTTTGAGATCGTTAACTTTAGGGGAAGATTTTGATATAACTTTTAAAGAAAAAAATTATAAAATGAATATTAATTCAATTGTGAATAATATATCGATTAACAGTAACGAAATAGTTTCAGATAGGGTAACTTTTAAAAAATCAAATAGTTTTTATGTTGAAAATTTATTAAATGAAGTGATTATATCAATTGAAAAAATAGTTTTAGATAACGATGAAATAAATTTTTCTAAATTAACTAACGAACAAAAAGATATTATATTTAACGAAATTTCAGATTCTAACATATCTCAGATAGTAAATAGTATCGCTGATAATTTAAAACAAGATAATCTTAATTTATTTGATATGAACTTTAATTTACATAATGGAGATATTTTATATTTTTTTAAAAATATATTCAAAACTGATTTAAATAGTTTATATGATCTTGAATACGCATTAATAAAAAATTTAAATTTAAATACCGTCGATTTTCAAAATTATTCTTTAAGTGAAATAAAAATTTTATTAAACAAACTAAAGGATGAATATAAAGATAATAAGCAGGGTGGTGTTCCCCATAATCAAATGTAAATATTTCAAATGGAAAATTTTAATGATATTTTAAGTCAAGTAAAAAGTCTCAAAAAAGAGATTACTTTTTATTCACCTATAAACGATAAAGAACTAAAAATTTATCCTTTAAGTCTTAAGCAACAAAAAGATATATTAGAAAATACCTTTTCAACTACTTTATCATTATTACATTTTAACAATTGTATCTATAATATTATTAAAGAAAATTTTTCTGGAAATATAAAAGATTTAGATACTATTGATAGGGTATCAATTTCATTATCATTGAGAAATAAGATTTCAAGTTTATATAAATCAGGAGACGTTGAGGTTAACTTATCTGATATTATAGAAAAAAATAAAAATAAAGCAACATTTAAATCCAAAGAAGTTATTAGTGATGAATTTACTTTTAAATTAAAAAACCCTAATTTAGAATTAGATAATAAAATCAATAATATAGTCTTAAGAAAATATAAAAATGAAAAAATTACTGAAGACAATGTTAATAACGTTATTAGTGATTTATACATATATGAACTAGTTAAGTTTATTGATGTGTTTGAATTTGGTGAAAATGTAATTAAAGTAGAGGAAAATATTAATAATACAGTTAAAATTTTAAGTGAAATTGATTCGAACAATTTTAACAAGGTATTTGACTATATTAATGAACTTAGAAAAATAGAAACTTCTTTAACTAAAATTCCTAATTCAGATGATAGTATTTCTATTACCCCGGACTTCTTTATAGTTCGTTAAGGTAATTAAATATTATTGATGAACCCAGAAGTCGACCACGCAAAAATATTATCCCTACTATCAGGGGTTTCAGATAAGTTAACGGATAGGGTCCTAGCTTTAGAGGATGCTGTTAGTAATACTATTGGAATGAGTACTAATAGTATTAAAGCTCAACCTGAAAGTATAGTACAAAAAGCTGAACCTGTTATTATAGCTGATATAGGTAAAGAAGCTAAAAAAGATTTTAGAGAAGTTTTAACGACTCCGGAATCCAAAGAAGAAGCAGCAGGAGGCGAAGGCGATGGTGGTATAATGGCTTATGTCAAAAAACTAATAGGACCTGCATTAATTATTCTTGGTAGTTTAGGAGCTTTAGTCGGTGGTCTATTTGCTGGAGGTGGTACTGGTATGCAGGACACTCTCCAAGTTATAGGTAAAGGTGGATTAGCACTTGGGTTAAAATTAGCAGCAAAAACAGCAGGTACATTGTTAAAACCAGTACTAGGAAAATTACCTTTAATAGGTTCATTGATTAGCTTTGGATTTGCTTATTCAGCATTTAAAAATGATGATTTTGTTGGTGGTTTATTTGACTTAGCCAGTGGTTTATCTGGGTTACTTTACTTTGTACCAGGTGGTCAAGCATTTGCATTTCCTTTACAAATGGGTATTGACACTTTAAGTGCTATGTTAAGTCTTAGTACTACCCAAGAGGAAGGTGAAACAATGGGGCAAGCCAAATCTAGAACATTAAAAGAGTTTATGGGTAAAATATTCGAAAAAATGAAGAATATATTTCCTTTAAGAAATTTCATATCATTTGGCACTGGTATTAGTGAAGTATTGTCAGGTAATTTTTCATCCGGTATTAGTAAAATGGTTACAGCTTTTCCAATTTTTGATGCGCTAAACTTAATTAATAATTTATTTCTTGGTGGTGATGGGTCGGTTGATGATATGGCATCCGGTATGGGTGAAAAAATTAGCAATATAGCAGGTGGGGCTAAGGCATTTGTAGCTGCTTTAATAGAACCTATAAAAGATAAATTTCCTATGAAAAATTTTATAGGTATATATGAAGGTGTGGGTAAAGTATTCAAAGGTAATTTTAAAGAAGGTTTAATTCAAATTGGTAAAAATGGCATGCCAGTATTAGCAGCTATTGGAGAATTCTTTTTTGGAAGTACAGATGCTGAAACTGGAGAGAAAAAAGATGCTGGTTATAAAAAAGTTTTAGGTACTCTAGGGGGATTTTTTGGCCCTATAAAGGATAAATTGTTAATGAAAGTTTTAAATATATTACCTGAAAAAATATTAGGGGTTAGTGTTAGAAATAGAGTAGCTGATTTATTGGGAATAAATTTAGGTGCAATTGAGGATGACCCAGAGGAAGCTGCAGCTAATGCCGAAGCTGAAAGAGCCCAGGATATGGCTAAAATTGAAAGAAATATCGCTGAGGAACGAGCTAGGATTAAAAGAAGTGAAGCCGGTGAAAATGAATATTTTGGTAGAGAAGGGAAAGGTGTAGAAAACTCGCAGGAAAAAATCGCAGAACTAGAAGCGAAGCTAGCTAAGAGACAAGATGGGGGCCCAGTCAATCGGAATACACCATATATGGTTGGTGAAGCCGGTCCTGAATTATTTATACCTAAAAACAACGGAGATGTTGTAGATAACAAGACTGTAAATATATTAGAAAATACCTTAGATAGAAAAACTTTCGTAGATATAACTAAAATGAATATTAAGATTAGTAACCAACAAATGGATGAACTTAAGAAAAATAATATGTTATTGCAAGCTATATTAGAAAAATCGAACGCTGGAAGCACTATTATAAAGAATCAAAGTAGCAGTGTAGTAAATAATCAAAGTAGTTCAGGTTTTAGAGATATGCAATTTAATGTTTAATACTAAATATTATAAATGGCAATTGATTTATGGAGTTTAAAATTTGGTAAAGATAATACTATACCAGTTCTTATAAGAGCTGGAACTAATACCAACTCTGCTAATTTAAATTTACAAAATAATGAAGTTTATAGTAAATTAAATGGTGGTGATACTCCATATATTCCTATTGATGTTAGGGAAGATTTTCAATGGACGAAGAGCCCTAAAAGCTCAAGACTAGATGTACCTTCTTTATCTCTTAAAGAAAAACGTATTATTAAAAATAGTACAGTCACTAATCTAGCTTATTCAGTAAATGCAACAGCTGATTTAGCTAAAACTTTATCAGATAAGATATCTCAAGGGGATTTTATATTTTTTAATGAAGATGCTATTAAAGAAGGTTCAATATTAGAGAGTACAACGAATCTGGTAAAGGGTGGTGCATCTACTATTTCTGATACTTTAGAGGCTACTCAATCCTTAATAAATGAAAAACTCTTAGGTACACAAACATTCAAAAGTAGTGTTTTACAACCATACAATGGATTGTATAGTATTGAAAGTACAGGGTTTCAGTATATATTACCCTTTCTAAACGATGAATATAGGGAAATGACTACTTCAATGGGTGAGGATCAAGATAATCTATTTAGTGGTATGCAAAGAGCTGCTATT